ATTCAAAAAGATAGATTTACACATCATTTTGACAGATTAGGAGAACTAGCATTTAGTTTTGATAGTGGTACTTCACCAGCTGTTAAACAAATGCGCGAGAAACTACTATTAGCTTCTGCAGGTTCAATGAATCTAGAACTAGATGAAGTTGGATCTAATATGTCTGCTAATGTAGATGTTCTTAATACATTTCTAGAATTATATGACATAGGCTTAATCAAACAAAAGCTTATCAAGAACACGCCAGAGAATATTCGATCTGAAGAGCTGCCAGGCAATACACCTACTAATTTAATGATGTTTGGTACTCCAACTAAATTATTGGATGGTGGACGTGTTGAAGATGAATTTAAACAATTCTTAGAAACAGGTTACGCACGTAGATTACTATTTGGCTACACAGTTGATAGTCATAGAACTCAGTATGCATCAGCTGAAGAACGTTATGCTGAAATGGTAGATATTAATCTAGCTACTAGTATTCATACTATACAAACTGCATTTAGTAACTTTGCAAAAAGACCATTTAATCCTGTATTACAAATGTCTAAAGATAATTCTATTTATCTAATTAAGTACCAAATGAGATGTGAAGCAACTGCAGATCAATTTAAAGATCATATGGCTTTACATAAAGCAGAGATGAGTCATAGACATTATAAAAGTCTTAAATTAGCAGGTGCTTATGCATTTGCTGATAATTCTCCAGATGTAACACAAGATCATCTAGATTACGCTATTAGTGTAGTAGAAGATTCTGGTGAAGCTTTTCATCTACTAATGCGTAAACAAGGACCTTATGAGCGTTTAGCTCATTACTTAGCTGATTGTGATAATGAAGTTACTCAACATGAACTAATTGAAGAACTACCATTCTACAAAGGTTCTGAGTCTCAACGTAAAGATCTCATGACACTAGCAATGTCTTTTGGTTATAAGAATAATATTATTATTAAAAGACGAGCTATTGACGATATTGAGTTCTTTATTGGTGAGACACTAATAGAAACTAGTTTAGATAAATTAACTACTTCTATTAGCCGAGACATTGCACAAGATTATGTTCTTGAGCACCCACCATTTGATAAACTCCATAAGCTTACAACTGCTGATGGGTATCACTATGCAGCACATGCATTTATTAATGGACATCGTAAAAGTGAAAATGCTATTGCAGGATTTGATCTTTTAATTCTAGATTGTGATGGCGATGTAAGTATATCTACAGTTAAAGTTTTATTAGAAGATTACAATTTTCTAATCTCAACAACTAAACGACATACACCTGAACTAAATCGATTTAGATTAATACTTCCTTTATCTCATAAGCTAAAGTTATCTCCAGATGAGTATTCAAGATTCATGTCTAATGTATTTGAATGGTTACCCTTTCCAGTAGACGAAGCTGCTAAAGATATTGCACGGAAGTGGGCATCACATCCAGGACATTACGAATATAATCAAGGTAGTGTTATTGACGCAACAATGTTTATTCCAGAAACTAAACGTTCTGATGAAACTAAAGCACAAATCAGTGCAGCAGGTATGAATAATATTGAACGATGGTTCAAAACTCATACATCCAAAGGTAATAGAGCTAATCATTTATATAGATATGGAATGGTAATGATAGATTCGGGAATGCATTTAGGCGAAATTGTGGAAAAACTAGAAAGCTTTAATAATTCGTTAACAGTTCCCTTACCAGAGGATCAATTTATGAACAGTACAGTTAAATCTATCAGTAAAGAACTAACTAAAAGAGGATTAATAGATGAATAATAACCATTTAGTACTTATTTCAGGAAAATCTAGCTCTGGCAAGAGTGCCAGTCTAATGGCTATGGATAATCCTGAAGGTGTTATGTACTTAAATTGTGAAAATGGAAAGAAATTACCATTTAAAACTAAATTTAAAGAATTAATAGTTACTGATCCAATGCAGGTATATCAAGCTTTTGAAGAAGCTGAAAAACCAATGCATAAAGATGTGCATACCATTGTAATTGATACACTTACATATCTAATGGATATGTATGAAAGTACTAAAGTACTTAACGCTACCAATACTATGCAAGCTTGGGGACAGTATGCTCAATACATGAAACAACTCATGTCTCAAGTAGTTGCTAAATCTACTAAAAATGTAGTATTTCTAGCTCATACCTCAGATATCCTTAATGAGGCTGAAATGGTTAATGAGACCTTAGTTAAGGTTAAAGGATCACTAATGAATCAAGGTATTGAAAGCTTCTTTACTACTGTAATATCTACTAAAAAGCTCCCATTAACGAAATTAGATGGTAAATTAGCTAAATCTAAGTTATACAATGTTACAGAAGAAGATAAAGCTAATGGATTTAAGTATGTCTATCAAACAAGACTTACAAAAGAGACCGTTAATGAGCGAATGAGAGCTCCTATGGGGATGTGGGATATGAAAGAGACCTATATCGATAATAACCTGCAAAACGTAGTAAATAGGCTTCACGAGTATTACAAATAGGGTTGGTTGGTCAATAGCTGCATGAGTTCCAGGAACACGGGGCCATTAAAGCGATAGCCAAGTCTCATTATCCGCCAATCCTTTTATAGTTTTGGTAAGATACACTAGAGTACTCTAATGGTACCTACCTTAATGGGTCCTCCTCCTTCATTAGGATACTCTAACGGAAGCGTTATAAAACACTAGTCCTCTATTTTCTGATCGCCAGGTCATTTAATAGAGGCAGTTATGTTAGTCACCGGGGGATAGTAGCGGTGAATAAGGCATTAATCTCCCTCTGCCCACTGCTACTATTCTTCCCCAAGTCCTTGATAAATCTACCTAAATATGCTATTATAGCTAATATTCAGCCTAAGTAAAGGAGCCAGCATGGATTATGATGCAGACAACAAAATGCACCATTTAACTCAAGATATTGTGTTTAATGCTGTAGAAATAGGTTTTGCAGTAGTACAGGAAGTAGCTGATAAAACATTAGTTACACACCCTAATTTATCTCTTAAAGATTTCACTAAAGTATTAGAGGATTATCTTATAAAACAAAGAGATATAAATCAGAAAAATGGTTAAATAGAAGTTAATACCACTATAAGAAAGGATATTAAATTATGAGTGAATGGGAACTACCAAAAGGCTGTGAAATGCCTTCAATCGAACGAGTAGGAGGCGGAGGATTCGCGTGGGAATCTGGAGTATATGATGCATCAATTACGATGGCATATCTCAATCAGACTACATCTGAAGCCCAATGGTTGAATATTATACTGAAGAACTCTGAAGGTAAAGAAATGAGAGAGAACTTCTGTATTCGATCCGGCAAAGCTAAAGGGAATAAAGTTTACTATGTTAAAGATGGTAAACAAATTCCACTCCCAGGTTACGCTAGTGCTAACTCTTTATGTGTTGCTGTTACCGGTAAATCTCTGGCTGAGTGTATGAAGCCTGCTGATAAAGGTGGCACAATCGAAAAGAAGACCATTAATATCTGGAATGTTGAGCTGAAGAAAGAAGCTCCAACAGAACGTCCAGTTGTTATGGCTTTAGTTAATAAGTCTGTCAAAGTAGCTGTTCATCAGACTATTGAAGATAAGACTGCTAAAGGTACAAATGGTACTTATGAGCCTACAGGCGAAACTAGGACTACTAATGAATGTAAGTTCTTTGGTAGTGTCGATAGTGGTAAAACCGCTGAAGAGATTACTAAAGATGAAGATGCTACTATGTTTGATCGATGGGCTGCTAAGAATACTGGCACTGTCATTGATAAAAGTAGTAAAGATAAGCCTGCATCAGCTGCAGCTATCATGGGTAGCACTCCTGCTGAAAATAATGCACAAGGTTCATTATTTAATTAGGAGTTTACCATGCTAATTGCAGGTATTGATCCAGGAACTAATGGAGCAATCGCTGTACTGGATTCTCTGAATCCAGACAGCGTTGCCCTGTTAGATTTAAAAAATAATAGTATTTGTGATATATGGTACTGGTTACAGAGTGAAACATACCATGATGAAGAACTTCAACGTCCATATCCAATTATAATATGGGTAGAAGATGTGCATTCTATGTTTGGAATGTCAGCTAAATCAAATTTTGGATTTGGTAGAAATTTCGGAATTATTCTAACTATAGCTGAATTACGTGCAGAAGAAAGCCCTAATACAGTTACTCCTAAAATATGGCAGAAATATATAGGTGTAACTGCTAAAGGTAAAACTATCAAAAAAGAAGTAGCTAAGATAGCTCAAGGCTTATATCCGAATGCAGAGCTACACGGTAAACGTGGAGGTCTACTTGACGGTAGAGCCGATGCATTAATGATTGCTCACTATGGATTAAAACATATGGAGGAAGAATGAAAATAGAGATAGATATAGATATTGAATCTATAGTAAGAGAAGCACTTAAGAAGAAACAATCAGAACAGATAGTTTCTGCGCCTATAGAAGCTCCTCCTACTAATGGGAAATCTAAATGGGAGTATGGACGTGTATCTGGTAAGAGACGTACTACTGAAGAACTAGCTCTTCATGAAGCTGAAAAGAAATTAAAACGTAGACTTACTCCTGAAGAAAAAGGAGAGATCAAAGCTAAAGTACATATTGATGAAACAACAGAGAATAAAATTAAAGAAGCTGTTATTAAAAAAGATCGTATCGAAAAGATAGCTGCTGGAGGTATGGCCGCAGCAACTAAAGAATTAAAAGAAGAAAAAGAAATTATATTAGAATCTGATATTAAAATTGTAGAAGAAACAATTCCTGAAACTGAAGATTTTAATCTTCCTAAATCCTTATTCCAATGATCCAGATTAAAAGTATCCTCTATACTATTGGAACTTTGATTCTACTAATCGCGGGAATACTTATGTTACCTCTAGGATTACTATTACTGGCTGTAGCTATACTCTATGGTTTCTATAGAGTTCTATTCACCGTGAGACATACCAATGATTAATCTACAAGAAGCACTACTGATAGTGAGTAAACTATTAAACGATTACTTAAATGATCCTAATATTCACGTAACTAAAGAACAGGAACAAGCTGTACTATTAGTTAGAGATATAGCTGAGGGTAATGGTTGGAGTATTCAGAATGAATTCCGGGATTAGAAATTCTTTAGATCTGATAGTACTTCAAAGAGAGTTATATTATTTGCTTCATCAAATAGATCATCAGTCTGGAAGACATTCGGTGAGAAGTCTCCACCCATCCAAGCACTATTCACATTACCTAGAGTAGGCACACCAGTTAATTCCTGCATAACAGCAGAGATAGCAACAGATGATGGATTAGTTGTTACTAATCTCTTAACAGCTCTTTGATTTCTTAACCAATAAGATAAGAAAGAAGTAGCACCAAGAGCGTCAAGCATTTCTAATGGAGCAATAAGAGACTCATCAAATAATACGAATGCTTCTAGTGCTTCATGTAATGATTCTTTAAAGGATTTTCCTAAAACATTTTGACTATGTTCCATCATTACATAGCGACCCATAAAGTCTGTCATCTGTACTACTTGTTTAGAGTACTGATATGGAATACTTTCTTTAGTCCAAAACAATGTATGTGCAACTGTTTGTACTGATCGTGGAATTTTATCCCCAACGTTTTTAAGTTCACCTTTAAATAGTA